CTGACTGATTATGACGTAATCAACTATTTTTTCCCGCCTCTTGAGCCTTGGGACAATGAGCTGACGATCTTTTGTGATGAGCCTCCCGCATCGATTTTTTGCGGCGCAGTTATGGGCCGACCCCATCATTTTCTTGATCTTTGTGAGCTATTCGCTGCGGCAAAGCCGGATCAATTTGATTGGAACGTGCATGCAAAAATGTTTCATCAAGACGATTTATCGTTGATCAGCCGATTTTTCGATTCGAAGACTCTGGAGAAACCCGCTTGGATGGTCAAACGCCCCGGCTGCGCTCTTTACGATTATCCTTCCTGGAGGACTTCAAGGCTCGTTCATTTTGGTTATGCTCTTAAACAAGCCGGATATTTTCCGAAGCATGAATGGATTGAGCGTTTGCGTCCTTTTTGATGTTATGTTTGTCTATGCACTAAAAGATCCTCGATCTCAAAATATCCGGTATGTGGGGATTACAAAAGATGTCGAGAAGCGCTTAAAACAACATCTATACTACGCAAAGTGCGGACAGCGATCTCATAAAGCGTCCTGGATTCGGGAGGTTCTCGCTGCGGGCAGCATTCCGCAGATAGAGATTTTAGATACGGTCGATCACGACGAGGCTGCTTTTTGGGAGATAGAATGGATACGGCTGCTTGGAGCGCTAGGAAGCCACTTAACCAATCAAACCCGAGGAGGCGACGGATTGGTAGATTTGTCGCCGGAGGCAAAGGCCCGACAAGACTCTAAGCGCTGGGGCCGAAAGCATAGTGCAGAGGCGTGCGAGAAGATCCGGAAAGCTCGGACGGGTTCGACACAGTCAGAGCAAGCAAGATTAAAAATCAGCCAAGCGAATCGGGGGCGAAAAGATTCTATGGAAACCCGCGCAAAGAAAAGTCTCGCCAAAAAAGGAGCAAAATTTTCTGTCGAGCATCGAAAGAAATTAAGCGTTTCTCGTCTTAACCGACTGTCCGCTCGGAATACTTCAGGATTTGTTGGAGTATCAATAAATCCAAGATCTCATAAATGGCAGGCGGTTATTACCGTTCCCGGCGGCAGGCGCCTTAATTGTGGTGAATATCACAGCGTCGAAGATGCGGTTTTAGTGCAGCGCCTTTCTATGTTTAAGCATTATGGATAAAGACGCTAAGATCTTAGTCACCGGCGCCCACGGGTTAGTGGGCTCGGCGGTGGTGCGGCAACTTAAAGCGCGAGGCTATCAGGACATCCTGGCGCCGACTCGGCATGAGATTAACTGGGAAGACCCCGTCGCGACGACGTGGTATTTTTCTGCTCAAGAACCAGATCACGTTATTTTTTGTTCGGCACGCGTCGGCGGCATCGCGGATAATCAGAATAATCCGATTGAGTTTTTGTTGCGCAATCTTCACATGGAGATGAACGTCCTGGAGAGCGCGCATCACTACGGAGTGGAGAAGTTTTTGTTCGTTGGGACGAGCTGCATGTATCCGAAGGGCTGTCCACAGCCGATGAAAGAGGAGTATATTTGGACGGGTCCGTTGGAGCCCGCGACCGAGGCATATTCAGTCGCCAAATTGACGGGCGCCAAGATGTGTCAGTATTTTGGGAAGAACTACGTTGTGGCGTTGCCTTGCAATGTGTTCGGTCCTGGGGATCGGTATGACGCGACAAATTCACATTGTCTGCCAGGGATGATGCTCCGAATGCACGAGGCGAAGCGGCGTGGGGATAAGACTTTTGAGATCTGGGGTGACGGACGGCAACAGCGAGAGTTTATTTACTCGGACGATCTAGCCGATGCGCTGATCCAGGTAATGGAGCGCTACGAGGGCAACGGCCTTATCAACGTCGGCAGTGATGACGAATACTCCCTGGGCGAGCTGGCCCATTACTTGCGCGGTGTTATGCAGTATGACTGCGAGCTGGTGTTTAATGAAGACCGGCCGGTCGGGGCGACTCGGAAGCTGCTGGACAGCTCCAAGCTTCGGTCCTTGGGCTGGAAGCCCCAGACGCCTTTCCATAAAGGACTGTTGGTCACCTACGCCGATTTCTTAGAGCGGTTTCCTGCTTGACAGCTTCTCTCGGTCTTTTCACTGTTTGATGACGGCACCCTAATTTGCCCAGCTTGGTGCCCCTGGGAACGGCCTATTTCTTCGCTTTGGCCATGCGGAAAATCTTGGCTCCGTAGATTGTTTACGGGCAACCGGTGGTCTGGATTCCGGTAGCTGTAATCCTCAGTAGAAAGATTTTTCGTTTTATGGCATTCAATTTTTGTGATGATCCAACGGACATCAGCAATCTTGCAAGTAAAGATACTAACAGAATTACTGGGCAGATAGCTAAGGCGTTGGCAGCCAACAGCGTATACATGAACGTCATCTCGGGTGGAACTTTCCCGTCTGGCGTGTCCGATGTGGTTCGCTCCGTGGTTCAAATGCAAGCTGCTCCAGGAGATAGCTTTGCGTTACCGACCTTCGTCTGTGACACCGAGATCTGCGGTCAGGTTGGCCATCAGGATCTCACTGATACCGTGGACTTTACGCTTCGGCTGGAGTCTTTTCGGGGTCGTGGTCCAAACATCTGCGTCAAGCAGGGTTACGCGGCCTTCAAGGGCAGCTACTCGATGGCGGAAGACTCGCTGAAAAAGCTGGTCACGCAGTATATCAACTCCGACATCCGGGCGCAGCTTTACCTGCGATCCGCTTCGAAGTTCACGGCCAATGCGAACTACGACTTCAACAGCTTGTTCTCGGGCGGTTCTGAGTGCAACCTGGGCGTCCAGTTCAACCCGCTTCTGCCGACCGGTCCCATGACCTTCAAGGCGCTGCACTACATCGCTCGCTATATGCGCGAAGTTTTGCTGGCCGAGTGGTTCAGTGCCGACAAGGGCATGCCCCACTTCCGCTTCATCGGCGGCTCCGACCAAGTCGAGTATTTTCGATCCGAAGTCGGTGTGCAGAACATCATGATCGCTTTGACGACCGGTGGCTATAAGCTCGGCGAAACCTCGCTGACCGCTTACAGCTTCGAGCAGTCCCCGGCTTACCGCGGTATTGCTTTTGGCGTGGATCAACGGCCCTTGCGCGCTACCGGTTTCAATCCGGATGGCACCCTGGCGCTGGTCGACCCGGTCACCATCGTTTCCAATCCGGCCCGCGGCACCGCTTATGCGATCGCGAATCCGGCTTGGCTCGCGGCTGACTACGAAGTCGGCGTGCTCATTGCGGACATGTCTTTCGAACGACTCGTGCCCGAGAAGTATGTCGGAGAAGGCAGCTTCCGTTTCGCTCCCCAGCTTCACGCGGGCGAGCTCGATTGGCACTATGTCATCGACAATCAGTGTAACAGCCGGGGCGACTTTGGCTGGCACCAATACCAGATTACGCGGGCTTACAAGCCGCTGCGTCCTCAATGGATCGTTCCGATCCTTTACAAGCGCTGCCAAGCTGACCTCGGTCTGGTGAACTGTGTCGATACGGACGCGTCCAGCTACAGCGGTGCTGATACCTTCACCTCGCTGGCCTTGTGCGAAGACGAAGGTTGCTGGGACGTGACGGACGCCTGCTCCAATCACGACTAATCGGTTGCCTCTCGCGTCAACTGAGTAGACATGAGCCCCGGATTAGTGAAGACTAGTCCGGGGCTTTTTAGATAGCATGAAAGATAATTTCAGAGTTATAGCAGCCGGATTTTTCGGAGCGGGATTTCCGGTGGTGAATTTTTTCCTTGTCAATATGGAACCCCTACTTCGGCACCTCCTGTTGATTTCGCAAATTGGAGTCGCGGCGGCGACGTTCGGTTACATCCTCGCAAAATGGAGAAAGCTTCGAAAAAAGTAATCGCCTCCCTGGCGCTTGTGTTGTGCCTGACGGGATGCATCATGCCGCTTCGCGGAGGCAAGGCGTCGGTGCAGTCAGCTCGTGGGACTGCCGCGTCGATTCAGCAGCCGCAGAATCCCAAGAGCGAGTCATCGCAAACATGGGAGTGGACGGACGGGCAGGCAACTGAGCGAGTCACGACCAAGATCGGGGCCGCGCAGAAGGATTTTGGTCGGGAAGCGGCGGCAAAGCTGGCTTCCATGAAGGGGATTATGTGGGTCGGAGTAGCGGTTTTTCTTTTTGGAGCCGCTTCACTTTTTTATCCGCCGTTGAAGCTGATCGTCGGAAGCGCTACGACCAGCATGGTAGCGATCGCGGCGGGACTGTCTTTGATCATATTGCCGACGCTGATCGTCGGTAACGAGATCTTGATATTGAGCGGTGCAGGGGGCGCCTTGGCGATTTATTGGTTCAGCCATCGTCATGGTCGCTTGCAAGGGTTCGTGGATGCAAACCACGACGGGGTTGATGATCGGAAACAAAAGTTATGAGTTGCAATTGTAATTGCGGGCCGTGTGACCAGGAGCTGGTAAACACGGCGGCGTGTGAGAGTCTGCCTTCGCAGATTCAAAATTTCACTACGCAGTTTTTTGGCGAGGTGATCAAGACGGAGATTGATGGGCAGGTTACTTGGACGTTGCCTTGCAATCTTGATGTTGGGTTACCGAACAACGCTCGCGGGGCAGACGAAGGGCTCGCATGCTACTTTCTACGGCTATTCGAGCAGGGAATCGTTGGCTTGACAGGCCCCAAGGGCGACACGGGGGGCGCAGGCACAGACGGGCGAAACGCATATACGGTCACGATCCAAGGCTTCACACAGCCGAGCGAGTCTTCCCCAAACATTCAAGTCTTAACGGCCTACAATCCCGCGATGGTCGCCGGACTGTATGTGTTCATCCAGACCAGCGGATATTATCAGATCACGACCGCGGACACCTCGGGAGCTCTTTTTCTGACGTTGGTGCAGGCTCTTCCTGGAGCGCCGAGCACGATCATCGCGGGAAAGCTGGTGATTCCTTCGGGAGTGCCGGGCGCTGCGATTGTCGGCCCAGCGGGTCCGGCTGGCCCGATTGGTCCGGCGGGTAATAATGCGACGAACTTTTCGACTGATAACGGCGAGTATTTTGCGCCAATCGGGACAGATTTTCCATTACCCGTGGTTTACATGGCTGTCACTTTTGTAAACAGCAGCCCCGTCGTGCAGCTATCCGCCGCAGGGGTTTACCGAGTCACTGTCGTCGCGGATGTCGTCGGGACGGCTGGAGTTTTGACATCGGATCTCGCGGATCTGAAGCTGCGTAATACGACTCTTTCTACGGATATCGACGGCTCGGAGCATTCAGTGTCGTTCCTGAGCGACACGCAACGTTCACAGATCGTCATAATCGCGAAGGTGACCACGACTACGGTGAATCAGCAGATCGCACTTTTCGGAAAATGCACAACGGCGACGCGGATCTCTGTCGTTGCGCTGCACACTAACATGACTTACGTAAGGTTGTCATAATGGCTTGTGACCAAAATAAGTCCTGGACCAAGGGCGGATGCGTTCCGGTCGTTCCATACGAGAGCGATGGGAGCTGCGCGGGTCCGGCCGGAGGCACAGTCGTCGCGGAGGCGCCGCCCTTCGAGTTGGCGGTAACAAATCCAGTCGATCTGACTTGGAGAGACGAAGATTTTACTCCGATCCAATCCGACGAAGACGACTCGGTTTGGGAATTTGATAATGTGTTATGAAGACTAGCCAAATTACGGCTTATACAGAGGGAACAGTCGACTCGATCATTGCGCTGGTCGAGCTTAGTGGAGGGCTTTTTCGTTTGCGGTTGCTCGATCAAGAATTTTTTCGCGGGCCACAAGGGATTCAAGGACCTATCGGGCCTATAGGACCTGCCGGGACCAATGGAACGAATGGGACCAACGGAACGAATGGAATTAACGGGACTAATGGGACCAACGGAACAAACGGAACAAACGGCACCAACGGAACGAATGCGGCGTTTCAGATGGGCGTCGCAGTGAGCGATGAAACAACGGCTCTCACGACCGGGAATGCGAAGGTGACTTTTCGTATGCCGAGTAATGTGACACTGACGGCTGTGCGCGCCAATATCAATACAGTGTCTTCCTCCGGGCTCGTCACTGTTGACATTAATCAGGGCGGTGCGACGATCCTCAGCACGAAGATCACGATCGATGTGGGAGAGAAGACGTCGACGACTGCGGCGACCCCTCCGGTCATCTCGACGTCGGCGCTTACGGACGATTCAGAGATCACGATCGATATTGATGTCGCGGGAACCGGTGCGAAGGGGCTCAAGGTCTGGCTGATCGGGACGTTCTAAAATGCCGCAATCAATCCTTAACTCGTTTTCAGTGGTGCCCTCGGGGCCGACATTTTTTCCCAGTGACATCGCCGGGCTTATACGTTGGTATAAGGCGTCGGATTACGCAGGTTCCTATAGTGATGGCAACCTCATTACTACGGACTGGCTAGACAATTCCGTCTCCGGCGAGGACGCAACTCCCCAAGCAGGCAATGAGCCAACCTATAAAGACACTCAACTATCTCTCGGAAGGTCGACGGTTCAGTTCGGCAATGGGTTCAAGCACTTCGACACGACGCTGATGTCGCTTGGGAACTTTACGGTCATCGCTTTTTGGAAACCAAATTCTGACGCCATCATCGCATCAGCGCCGACGGGTAACTGGCAGATCCGGGAGTTGAGCGGAGGCGCCCCGACGGATCATCCACAGATTTTTGCGAACGGTCCCCCGGCACTCGATGCGACAAACGGATTTGACGCGGGTGATTGGCACGTTCGCGCATGGACGCGCAACGGGGCGACCGGGGTGCCTTTTTTCTACTACAATAAGAACCAGGAGCCTGAGGATACTGGTGAGACTAATACCACGACGTTTGACATCTCGACAATCGGACTGTTCAACGGGGGTCCCGGCAACTTTAATCTGGCTGAGATCTGTATTTACAACACGGTGCTAAGTCAGACGAATATCGACAATCTGTTTGATGGTTACTGGGCGATCCGCTACGCGGGCGACATTTAATTAGCCAAAACAGTCGAAATCAACCACTATTTAATATGAAGTCAATTAGTCTTGCAATGAGTTACAGCGACACGATGCCCCCCATGCCCGCCGACGAAAAGGAGCACTATCCAAGTTTTCATTACACGGGGCCGGAGTCGTTGGACTTGCCGCACGAGGGCGAGATGACGATTCGCTTCAAAAAGACTAGCTCAAGCCATAGCGAGAACAACGGCGAGGAGCAATACTCCTGCACGATTGAGGTTCGAGATATTGTGAAGGTCAAGGGAGAAGATGTCGAGGCGCCGACTCGCCGGGGCAACGAGACGGAGGAAGCTCTGGATTCCCTGGCGAAGAAGATGAAGAAGCGGGACGAATACTGATATGTTTCAGCTCAATGAGGTTTGGGACGAATTGAAGGGCATCATCGGACGATGCGACGACGAGCGCGCTTTTCGCTGGGCGGGCGATGCGCTGTCTTTGATTGTCTCGAAGTCCGACGTCGAGGGATTGAAGGGGACGCTGGACATTTGCTCGGCGGGCTGCTCGTGTAGCGGGGAACGGCCGTGTAGCCAAAATTGTGGCCGTATGTGTCTGACAATGCCGAGGGAAGTCGCCACTGTTCTCGCCGTGAACATCGGCGGGCGCCCCGCGCTCGGTTACGCGCAGTTATTCAATTTTCATCTGAACGGCCCGGGAGATTGCCGGATCGCATGCGACTGGTCGTGGCAGGATCTGGGTGCGTTTTACTCAACGTTCCGAGATCTTTTGACTCCCGCTCCGCTCGTGGCCTATCTTCAAACTCCCCTCGATAACAACAAACAACTGATTGTTTATGGATACGACTCGAATGGACAAGTTCTCCGGCGTGAAGTCAACGGCGTCTGGCAGAATGGAATCCTCATCCCCACGATATACGGTTCGGCGATACCCGATGCCGACGCGCCCGACGTTGCGCGGATTACCGGAATTTTCAAAGAGCCGACGGTCGGATCAGTCCGGCTGTCGACTATCGACGATTCTGGTGCTACCGGCGTTTTGCTCGGAGTCTTCGAGCCCGACGAGACCGTCCCGCAGTATCGCCGCATTCAGCTCAATCGATGCTGCAAGTGGGCGCGGGTTACCTATCTGAAAAATGCGCTGACTTTTTCAAGCCGTTATGATCACGTTCCGCTTTGGAGTCGCCGAGGTTTCTTGCTCGCGGTGTCCGCCGTGAAGAAGTATTCGGAAGAGCAGCTCGATCTCGCGCACGCCTTCGAGGCCGACGCGGCCCGTTTGGAGATTGAAGCGCAGCAGAAGCTCGAAGCGCCTTTGTTTTTTCCGATACAGGTGGTCGATCGCAATTCATTGCGCGACAAAGATGACTACTGCGTCGATTAAAGTATGCCCGACACGAAACGATTATTTGACGTCGACTCGACGTTTTTTCGTGGATGTGATTCGTCGAAAGATCCGAATCAAGTCCAGATCGGCGGCTATTGGCACGGGATCAACTGTGTCAATGTCGGCGGTTTGGTGAGCTGCCGCCCTGGCTACAAGTGCATTGTCCAGTTACCCGCGGGGAAGCTTCAGGGCGCGACGCTCTTTCGCCCGGCGCTGGGACTGGAACAGATGTTAGTTGCCATCGACGGGGCGATCTACGTGGCGGAATTTCCTTTCAAGAACTTCACGCTGATCACTAACATTCAGTTTTCTCCGTTCGCCAAACAGATTTTCTGGCAGCAGGCCGTTCAGTCCGCCCGGCGACGCACCTCGGATCTGAATGCGCCGATCGAAACGCTCGATCCGCGGAATGTGATTTTCATGCAGGACGGCGGGTTCACCGCGCCAGCATACTACGACGGGTCGGAGAGCGGACATGTTCGCGATCAGGAATTCGAGACACCGACCGGCGGTCCTATGGCGTGGGTGGGCGATCGGCTCTGGGTTGCGAACGGGAATCAAGTTTTTGCCAGCGATATCAGTAACCCATTTTCGTTTCGCGAGCAGGTCTACCCTGGCGGCGTCGTGTCGTTCTCGTTCTCTTCCGACGTGACGGCGATGATCAAAATTCCTTCTATTGAGTATCCCCAGTTGTTGGTCTACACGGAGGCTGACGTCTCCCTCCTTCAGGCGGACTTACGGGATCGAACCGTGTGGGCAACGACCAATGGTTTTCAAAAAGAAATTGCGCAGGTTGGCTGCACCTCGCATCGTTCCCTTGTTAGCCACTTCGGTCGGCTATCCTGGATGTCCAACAACGGGGTAGCGATTTTTGACGCGTCGACTCTGGGAAAAGTTGCTTCGCGGCTCCCGATTCGAGACAACGAACTTTTCGTGAGCAAGATCGCGCTAGCAGACGACCTGAGCCTCGTCGCGGGCGCGGGCATGGGACAATTTTTACTGTTCTCAGTGCCCCGAGAAGACAAATATAATTTGGATACGTGGGTTCTGAACAATGCGTCGCTGGAAACTTTGAACGACGACTCTGGCCCCTCGTGGATGGGAGTTTGGCTTGGAACGCGCCCGGTCGAG